CGACGATCATGGAGGTGTTGTCGAAGGTCCAGGCGGGGGTGGTCATGGTGTAGCTCCAGGGTGGTGGTGGGGGGTTTAAACGAGGGGGAATTCGGCGTCCAGGGCGGACAGGTCGGCGGCCGGGGCGGCGCGCTTGCCGGTGGAGCAGCGGCGGTCGGTGATGTCCCAGCCGCCCATGCCCATCGTCGCCCAGTTGCGGTTCGCCAGGGCGAAGCGCATCAGGTTGTTGACGACGTGCGTCTCGGTGGTGTCGAACTGCTCGGCGAGGCGGGCGACGGTGGCGGCGAGCTTGCCGTCGAGGCGCAGGGTCTTGACCTCGTTGGCCTCGCGCCATGCGCGCTGGCGGGCGGCTGCGTCGGCGTGCTTGGCCGGGCGGCCGCGCTTCTTGGCCTGGGGCAGGGGGCCGACGAACGCTGCTTGATCGGTGGTCTGTGTCATCTGGAAAGCTCCGCTTTGTGGTGGTGTCAAGCCTGTATTCTAGCGAGAATTGGAGCCCCAGGCTACCGTTGGTCAGGGTAAGCGTGCGAAAGTACCGGAATGAGGGGGTATGAGGCGGCATGAGCCACTGGCATGAGTCACCTGGGCAGCCTCTACGCCCGGTGGCATGAGTCAGCATTAGTCACTTTCCCCGGTAAAGGGGAGAGAGTAGTTGGCAGGGCATTTGTGGGGCGGTCGTGGAGGGGCTCCAGGCTGCCGCCAAGGAAAGATGACTCATGCGACTCATGCCACCGGGCGTAGGGTGACTCATGCCGGGTGACTCATTCCGGGTTTTCCCTAGCTGCAGGTTTGGGGGTACATTCGCGGCCATGTCAACCCCTCAATCCCAGGGCGACGATGGCACTGTGCCGAAGAGTACTGCCGGGCGTCAGCGTCCCCAGCCCCCCGGCGGCAGCCGCAAGGGGATACCCAACAAGGCCACCCAGGCGTTCCGCGAGACGGTCCAGGCGCTGCTCGACGACAACAGGGAGAACGTGGCCCTGTGGCTCAAGCAGACGGCCGAGGGCTCGCGCAATCGCAAGGTCGGTGGCAAGACCATCCCCGGCCGTCCGCCCGATCCTGCAGGCGCTGCACGCCTGCTGGCCCAGCTTGCCGAATTCGCAGCGCCCAAGCTCAACCGCTCCGAGGTGGTCGGCGAGGGCGGCGGCCCGCTGACGGTCGTCATCAGGAAGGAAGCCTGAGGCATGGAGCAGGTCGATGTAGCCTCGCTGAAGGGCTGGCAGACGGTGATGAAGCCCAACGGCCACGACGTCGAGCAACGCGATTACGTCACTGGTAATTGGCCGCCGGCCGATCACCCGCTCTATGCCGACGAGAGCAAGGTGGCAGCGGTCACCGACTGGCTGCTCTCGAAGGGCCACAGCATCCTGCAGTTGTTCCTGCTCTACCAGGGCAACGAGCGCATGCACAGCCTGAGCGTGCTGGGCCGTGTAAACGTCCCGCAGGGCGCTCGCGTGCTGTCCCTCGGCTGCGGCGTCGCCGGCATGGAGCGGTACTGGCAGTACGCCAGGGCCGACGTCCGCTTCACCCTGGTCAACGCCTCGCGGTCGCAGCTAGAGCGTTGCCTGTGCCCTGGCAAGCTCATCCACGGCGACATGCGCGACCCCACGCTGCTCGCCGAGCTTGGGCTCTACGACGTGGTGGTGATGGCGTACTCGCTGCACCACGCCGACAGCGTGCCCAGCATGATCACGATGGCTCGTGCATACCTGAAGCCTGGGGGCACGCTGCTCGTGCTGGACGTGGTCGAGGGCTCGCCGGCCTTCGAGGATGCGGTGCAGTACAAGGCGCTCGACAGCATCGACCTGCAGCGTGCAGGGCTCGTGCGCCTCGACTACGGCCTGCAGTGGCACAGGCTGCCCGACGACATCCTCGGCCAGCACGTCGCCGAGGTGCTGGACGCGGGCGGTGCCACGCCGTCGATGTGGATCGGCGGGGCGTGATGCTGCGCCTCGTGGGCTTCATCGTGGTGTGCGGCCTGCTCTTCATGCTCGGTTGGTGCGGGACGCAGACGTGATCTCGCTCGTGGTCAGCGATCCCTGGTGGACCTACGGCCTGGACTTCGTCATCGGCGTGCTGTCGGGTGCTGCTGGCATGTACGTCTTCGACAGGTGGGCGACGTGGAAGGGGAAGAAGTGAACGACTGGTTCTTCATCGGCACGCTCGTGGTCCTGGCGTTCATCTTCGGCTTCGTCGGCGGCGTAGCCTGGGTCTGGTACATCGCAGGCGGGCCGAGCCTTGGCTGAGATCGTCCTGCCCAACGGCTTCACCGCACGGCCGCCGCAGAAGGCGCTGATGCGCTACTTCGACCACGGCGGGCTGCGTGCGGCCGCGTGCTGGCCGAGGCGGTTCGGCAAGGACCTCACCATGCTGCACCAGACCGCCAAGATGAGCTTCGAGCGCCCAGGCATGTACTTCCACATGCTGCCGACGCACAAGCACGCGAGGAAGGTCGTCTGGGACGGCTTCGACAACCAGGGGCGCAAGACCCTCGACGTCGTCTTCCCCAAGCAGTTGCGCGAGGACACCAACAAGACCGAGATGAAGATCACGCTGCGGTCGGGCGCGATCTGGCAACTGGTCGGCAGCGACTACTACGACAGCTTGGTGGGCTCCAACCCGTTCGGCATCGTGATGAGCGAGGCTGCGCTCAGTGACCCGCGTGCGTGGAGCATGTTCCGCCCCATGCTCGCGGGCAACGGCGGCTGGGCCGCGTTCATCAGCACACCTCGGGGCTACAACCACTTCCACGACCTGATCCAGTTGGCGAAGTCCAGCGACCACTGGTTCCACTCGCACCTCGGTGTCGACGACACCAAGCACATCCCGCAGGCGGTCCTCGACGACGAGCGCCGCGAGATGCCCGACGAGCTATACCGCCAGGAGTACGACTGCGACTTCAGTGCGGCCAACGTCGGTGCGATCTTCGGCCGCTACGTCGAGCAGATGGAGAAGCAGGGCCGCATCTGCTACATCGACAGCCCCAGCGTCAACGACGAGGTCTGGGTGACGTCGGACATCGGCTACCGGGACAAGGCGGCCTTCGTCTGGTGGAAGCGGATGCGCGGCGGCTTCGAGATATTCCACTACGACGACGGCAGCGGCATGGACGCCGAGGAGTGGATACCCAGGCTTGCCAAGCAGCCCCGCGCCGACGTGATCTGCCTGCCGCACGACGCCAAGGCCAAGAGCTTCGCCAGCAAGCGCAGCGTCGTCGAGACGTTCCTGTCCGAGCGGCCGTGGAGCGGCTGCGACGTGCGTGTAAACGAGCTACGCAAGAAGAGCGACAGCATCAACGCCGGCCGGCTGATGCTGCGCCGGGTCAGGATCGCCAACAACGAGCCCTGCAAGCCACTCGTGCAGGCGCTGCGCGCCTACCACTTCAAGTACGACGAGGAGACGAAGACGTTCTCCTCCGAGCCCGAGCATGACTGGTCGAGCCACCCGTGCGACGCCTTCATGGAAGGAGCGGCCAAGCTGGTGGTGATCGAGCCCCCGCCGCCCGAGAAGACCATAATCGTGCCGCCGCTCAGTCACTCGTTCACGCTGGAGATGCTCCACGAGACGGTCGGCCCCTCTGCGAACCAAGGACGGCTCTGATGGCTACATACGGTGAGGCTGCAACTACCAGCGACGAAAAGCCGGGCGATGGCAAGGAGTACCAAGACATCCACGACGGTCGCAAGCCCGGCGATCAGGCTCTGGTGCCCCAGCAGGTCAAGGGCAAGAGCCCGACCGAGCTAGCTGTCCGCTGGGAGCGGGAGCTTCAGGCTGCCAAGAAGGAGCTTGCGAAGTTCCACACCACCGCCAAGAAGCTCGTCCAGAAGTACCTCGACGAGCGCGACGGCGCGAGCTTCGACGAGCGCGACTCGAAGTTCAACCTGTTCTGGTCGAACATCGAGGTGCTGAAGTCCAGCCTCTACGCCAAGCCGCCCAACGTGGACGTGAGCAACACCCACAAGGACAGCGAGGACGACATCTCAAGGGTCGCCGCGAACATCCTGCAGCGGATGCTCAACAACGACTGCGAGGACGACGACGAGTCGACCTACCCCGAGGTGACGCGGCAGGCGGTCGGCGACTACCTCATCGTCGGCATGGGTCAGGTCTGGTATCGCTACGAGGTCGAGACTGAAGAGGCGAAGACCGAGGCTGTCACCGATCCGACGACCGGCGACGTCCTGGCCGAGCCGGTCGAGTACGAGGCGATCACCTCCGAGGACGCGCCGGCCGACTACGTCTACTGGGAGGACTTCTGGTGGAGCCCCGCCAGGGTCTGGCAGGACGTGCGCTGGGTCGCCCGCCGCGTCTACATGAACCGCGAGGAGCTTTGCGCCCGGTTCGGCGACAAGATCGGCAAGGACATCCCGGTCAGCAAGCAGAAGAGCAAGGCTGATGCCCTGGGACACATCAACGACCCCTGGGAGAAGGCCGGGGTCTTCGAGATATGGGACAAGACGACGAAGTGCGCCTACTGGCACGTCCTGGGCTACAACATCATCTGCGACTACAAGAAGGACCCGCTGGCGCTGAAGGGGTTCTTCCCGTGCCCGCAGCCGCTGATGGCGAACCTGACCACCAGCAAGTTCATCCCTCGCGGCGACTACCTGCTGGCGCAGGACCAGTACAGCCAGATCGACGAGCTTACGACGCGCATCAAGTACCTCACCAAGGCGTGCAAGGTGGTGGGCGTGTACGACAAGAACAGCACCTCCATCGGCCGGGTCTTCCAAGAGGGCATGGAGAACCAGATGATCCCGGTCGACAACTGGGCCGCGTTCGCCGAGAAGGGCGGGCTCAAGGGGCAGATGGACTTCGTCCCCATCGAGATCATCGCTGCGGTCATCGAGAAGCTGACGATGCAGCGCGACACGATCAAGGGCGCGCTCTACGAGGTCCTGGGCATCGGCGACATCATGCGCGGCATGACCAACCCCGATGAAACCCTGGGCGCGCAGCAGTTGAAGGCGCAGTTCGGCGGCAACCGGCTGCAGTTCAAGCAGCAGCAGATCGGTGCCTGGGTCGCTGGCGGCCAGCGCATCAGGGCGCAGATCATCTGCGACCGCTTCCAGCCGCAGACGATCCTGCAGCGGTCGAACATCGAGCACAGCCCCGACAAGGACATGGCTCCCCAGGCGATCCAGTTCCTGAAGACCTCCGGCGACGACAAGTTCTACCGGATCAGCGTCGAGAGCGAGACGATGGCGATGGTCGACTGGGCGCAGGAGCGCGACAGCCGCAGCCAGTTCATGGAAGCGGTCGGCTCGTTCGTCATGGCGGTCACCCCGCTCATCCAGGCCAAGCCTGCGGCTGGTCCTGTCGTCTTGCAGATGATGAAGTGGGGCTTGGGCGGCTTCCGCATCTCCAAGGAGATCGAGACGGTGCTGGATCAGGCCATCGCCGCCGCGCAGCAGCCGGACCCGGAGAAGGAGCGCCCCGACCCCATCGAGGAGTCGACGGTCAAGAAGAACATGGCGACGGCCGTCAAGGACAAGACCCAGGCTGTCCTCAACCTCACCAAGGCCGGCCAGCAGCAACTGGAGCGGACCATGCTGGGCATCGACGCCCGGCCCGACCAGGGCGCGATGCCGCAGCCCCCTGGCGGCGCTCCCCAGCAGCCGCAGCCCCCTGGCCCCCAAGGTCCCCCGCAACCCGGCCCGCAAGGACCGCCACCCAACCTCATGCAGTAGGAGATCACCATGCCCAAGAAGGACGAGAAGCTCATCGAGCAGGAAACCGATCCCGTGATGAAGAAGTACGAGGAAGAGGCGCTCGCCGAGCAGAAGGCGCTCGAAGCCAAGGGCTACACCGCCGAGGAGATGCCGCAGCGGTTCTCGACCGGCGGGGCGACCTACGACGAGAAGGTCGCCTGGGTCGCCGCGCACGGCGGCGCGGCCCCCGAGGGCGCAGCCATCGAGCCCGGCTACGCCGAGGCGAAAGATGTCGCGCATCAGTGACCTCCTGCGCGAGGCAGGCACCGAGATCGGCGGTCAGGCCGATGCGACCGGCCAGCTTCTCTTCGGGCTCGCCAAGCAGCCCGTCGCAGGGCTGACCGGCCTGTCCAGGGGCGTCACCTCGCTCGCCACCGGCAAGGGCTGGGAGCAGGCCGCCAAGGACGCTGCGGAGCAGTCGGAGCGTGTAAACGCCTGGGGCGGCCCGCTTACCGAGCGCGGCGGCCAGCGGCTGCAGGACCTGGGCACGAGCATCGAGAAGGCTGGAGACTGGGCGACCAAGAACGTGCCCGGCGTGGCCCAGGCCGAGCAGGGCTGGGACCAGTACAGCCAGACCCACCCGCTGGCGGCGGCCGGCATCGCGGGGCTGGTCGAGGCCGGCCCCGGCAAGGGCGCCGGCACCGCCAAGAGGGCGGCCAAGAGCGCCATCGGCAAGGCGAAGACCGCCGCGACGGTCGAGGCGCTGCGCGCCCCGGTCATCGACCCTGTCCTGGGCGCGGAGCTTGCGAATCGCTACCCGATGCCCGGCCCGCCGGAGATGAAGATCGACAAGAAGAAGGGCACGACCTACCCCGGCAAGAAGCAGTCGCCCGAGGAGCAACAGCTTTGGGCTGCGCGCAAGCTCGCGCAGAAGGACATCGACGCCGGGGACTACACCCCGTACTACGACGTTGAGAAGCGGTTCCATACCGACCCCAGCCAGTTCCCTGGCGTCGGCGACACCCAGGTGTCGGCGCAGCCGGCCAAGCAGGCCACCCGCGAGCAGTACGCCGCCCAGTGGGACACGCCCGAGGTCAGGGCTCGCCTCGAAGAGGCGTACCTGAAGGGCGCGAAGGACCCGAAGGCCGACCGCTGGTACGGCATGGGCCAGTTGGTCGACGACTTCAACAAGGAGCTTGGCCCCCAGGCCGGCCCGCAGGCGTTCCGGCAGAATTTCAGCCACCCGATGGCGGCGACGACGGCGATGTCGAGCCCCGAGATGAACCTGATGCAGTCCGCCTACGGCAACTACCTGCGCAACAAGGGCACGGGGCTGCCCGAGGCTTCACATCAGATTCCGTCACCAGTAACTGGGCCATCGACCCTGGGCAACCTCCAGATGTACGACAAGGTGGTCATGCAGGGCCAGGGGCTCGACCCGGCGGTGCAGCCGAAGAGGCACAACTTCGCGGCCAACTTCGAGGGCTATGTAGACCCCAGCACCATCGACACGCGGATGATGGGCGGCGTCGACCCGACCGGCAAGAACATCGCGCCGCCCGGCATGACCTACGGGACCATCGAGAAGATCGCCCAGGACATCGGCAGGAAGCACGGCGACACCGGGGCCGACTCCCAGGCCAAGATGTGGGTCGGCCTGGGCGACGAGCCCACCAAGCCCATGATTCAGGTCGTCAACGAGGCCATCGAGCGCACGCACCGGATCACGGGCAAGCCCAAGGCTGACATCGTGCGCGATTCGCTCGTCAAGGGCACCCACCCGCTCTATCAGGCTGCAGGGGTTGCAGCCGGGGGCGCAACCATCGCAGACCTCCTCCGCGATGACGAAACAGCCAAGGGGTTCTAGAATGCCTTCGTCTACACCCAA